TAAAGAGATAACATATACTTGGTATGTTATCTTATTTGTTTATTTATTAGGGCGTAGAGTACAGTAAAACTTAACCTTTTACTTGAGGAGTAAAATATTATGTCGATAGCAAAAAATGCACTATATTATATGTCAAAGCGGTATGCAAATGCTGCAAAAAATGAAGATGATTTAAGCAAAGCTGAAGAGCTGACAGCCAAAGCCGTTATCTATTTTAAACAATGGGAAGAAGAGTGCAAACGATCTTAAAGAGGAATTGATATGTCTAAAACTATTGCTCAAAGAATTGCTGAACGTTTTAATAACTTAACTCCAGAAGAAAGAGAAAAATTAAATAAACGGTTAGAGGAGATAAGAGGAGGTAAGGATGCCTCCACAGAAATCTGCCCTTTTGATGAAGATGAAGCTGCTATTATGAGAGATATTATGGGATAGTAAATATCTCTACAATGATGATAATTAGTACTACTACTAAGAGCTACGTAGTAGCTCAGTAGTAGTACTAATTAGTTAGGAGGTAGCGATGCGAAATTTGATGGCGAATATGCTCGTTCCGTTTATGAAATTAACGGGCTTTCGATTCTCAAAGAATTATAGATGGGAAGTATCCATCTTTCACAGCGTAGTTTATAGAGTAGTAGATACTGTTGGTGCTAATATAAAAGCTGAAAGGAAATAGCCATGCTTGTAAATGATTTCTTGACTACAGATGAACGTCTTGTCTTGGAAAATGTGGGAACTATTGACGTTGCCATTAAATCTAGGGACGGTGATGAAATAGAAACTTTTAAAATACCTGTTGGTTCGTGGTTACTAGGCGTTGACCAATTAATTAAATCTGAGGAGGACTAGTATGGAACACAAATATAAGGGATGGATCATCGAAAGAATGGAAGCAGGACACTTCAATATTCGCCCAGCGACGGAAGATAATTGGACCGATGGGGCAGACTTTTTATGGGAGGCAAAAGCCATGATCGACATGTGGACAAACGTAGAAGCAGAAGGATAATGGAAATTGAAATGATAATTAGTACTACTACTAAGAGCTACGTAGTAGCTCAGTAGTAGTACTAATTAGTTAGGAGGATTGACGAATGAGCAGCGAATACGATAGAATTAGGAAGCGGCCAACATGGGAACTAAGAAACATGGTTAAAGCATTATCATTACATAGTTGGCTGAATACACCGGAAGAAAAGCGGCGACTACAACTATCTAAAATAGAATTAAAGAAACGTGGAGACTGACAAATGGAAAAGATTTGTAAAGTGACTGTAAAAGAGAATTATTTTACTAGAAATAATCCAGATAATATAAGGGTTTATCCGGCGTGTTTAACTTCCAAAACATTTGCAAAGATAGCACGTACCACAACACTAACTCCCGAAACAATCTCATTAATGAAAGAGCTTGGCTATAAGTTTAAAGAAGTGGAAAGAATTATATAAATGTATGGAGAAATTTAATGCAAACAGTAAAAGACACAAACGGTAATATGTGGAATGTCTATGAGGTTATACCGGGAAAGGCACACAACCATACCCAAATAAATATAGGTAAAAAGTGTGCAGAACGTGCCATAACAATACCGGATTACCTATCAGAGAGATGGCTTAACGGAGAAATAAGAGTGCAGGTACGATAAAAGGAGAATAATTATTATGCCAATAAAAACTCAAGCTGTATCAGGTCAGCGTAAAACTGGGAATATGCCACAGACATATCGTTCCGGCGGTGAGAAAAATAAATTTGGAACCTGTCCTAGTTCCTGTCTTTTCATAGAGGAAGGGCATGGTACAGATAGTATAGATCAAGACTATGCTCATGCTTTAGCAAGGGCGGTTCCCAAAGGTGGTCAAGCGTTTACTTACTCACACTTTCATTGGGCTTTATGGAATGATATAGGATTTAATAAGCCTGGAAGAACAACAATGAATTACTCCGCATCTAATATTAATCAAGCCTTTGATGCGTTATATAATGGTATACCTACAGTCATGATGGAGTTTGATCCACCTAAAGTAGAAAGAGTAAAAATGCGTATGCGGGATGGTAGATTTCTCAGCTTCCGAAAGGTTGCTTGTCCTATGGAGAGAGAAAATTCAAAGGTTAAATGTATAACCTGTGGTGGTAAGGATGGTCCTCTATGTGCTAGGGCAGACCGTGATTATATCATTGTATTTAAACGCAAGAAGTGGAAGAAAATAATCTGCTATGCAGCGAATGGTTATGTAAGGCGTATATGGGAAGGCATAACAGAAAATGTAACAAAATTAACCGATGGTAAAGAATTATTAGCATGGATTAGAGCATTACCTTATGGCTCTATTGTTCGCCATCATGTAGCAGGAGATATTGGAAAGATTAAGTAGTTAGTAGTACATTCTAAACCGCAAACAAGAGGACTATATTATGTTTACACAATCTCAAGTTGCTAATGTTATTTATAAAGTAACCCCACAAGATGAACAGTATTCTGCATTGGGAAAGATAGTAGGAAACAGATTAGTTAAACCCTTGAATGTTTCAAGATTAAAAGAGAGTATGCTATATAGAAACTTTCTTAATTGTATTCCTATTATCATCACCAAGGATGGAAGAATAATAGACGGTCAACATAGATATAAATCTGCCACTAGTCTTGGTATAGATATTTATGTAGTAATAGTAGAAGACGAGGACGTGGGTAAGATTGCCATAGCCTTAAATACTAACAAAAGTAATTGGGGACTAGGTGATTTTGCTAGGTACTGGTCAGAGCAAACCGAAGATAGTAAAGTATCAGAAATATATAAGCAGTATCTTGAGTATTATAATTCCAATAATATTACACATGGAGTATTGATTGCTATATATAATATGGAAATATCCCGACGTTTCTCGACTAGTAATGGCGGTAATAAGGAGTTTAAAGAAGGAAGACTACCATTCGGTAACTGGAATAGAAGGCATATAGAGGATACCTTGTCCAAGATAAGACAGGTAAAGAATGCAGCTTTACACCGCCGATTTACATCTAGAACAGTACGAAAGCAGCAGTTCCAAGAAGCATTACTTGAAGCTCTATCCAAGGATTGCTTTAAGTTTGACAGGTTCTTATCTAATCTTTGTCGTAGTAAGCATAGGTTTAACGAGTTAGCTAAGAAAGCTGATATGTATAATGAAATTATTAGAATTGAGAAAGCACGACGCCGCCGTAAATGAATACTTTAATTGATACTCCCTAGTAAGTTACTACGTAACTAGGGAGTATCAATTAGTTAGGAGAAGGATGGAACAGATGAGTAGACCAGCACACATTGATATGTTTACCGATACCGACAAGGCATTGGAAATAATTTGGGGCATCATACATGAGCATTCCGAAACCGCATGGGGTGACCGTATAGGGCGGGGTTATCACGAAAAAAACGACAACGAATATGCCGCTGAATATGAAGAAGTATGTGAAGCTATGGCCGCAATATCGGAAGCCCTAGATATCAATTAGTTAGGAGGAAAAGAGAATATGTTGATACCCGATAGTATGGATGTTCCCCTTAATCGTAGGGATACAAGTGATCCAGTAAATGTAAGATGGTTGTTAAGGAACTTGCCAAGTCGCAATAGACAGCATCCACAATTTAGTGTAGTAATTAATATGCTGAAGAAATTAACAGTAAAGGATGGAACAAATGAGTAGACCTTTTTTCATAGACACCCAGATGGAAGATATATACCTTGAATTTTTAGCTGAAGGCATGACTGAGAAGGAAGCGGAGGAAGCTATGCTTCAGAGGATGGGGGAAATACCATTCGATGAGGAGAGACAACATTCAGGTTACGATAGATATTACCCTCTCCCTCACCCATCAGAGCATTGGTCATACCCAACAGACAGAGAGCGGTAGAAAGGAGGAACAGAACCATGTTAATATTAGTACGAATAGATTTAACAGAAAAAGGTCAAGAAAATAAATCACAGGTTTTGGAAAATCTTGACTACAACTTCGCACATCCTGATATTATAGGTACTGAAATTGTGGATATGGTTACAGAGGAGTTTGGAAATGCTGACAAAGTATGAGTGGGAACAGAAACAGCGCCTGTTCTATGATACAATGCCTGATTGGTGGTGGAACCCCATCAATAGAATAGAACAGTACGAATCTTATGTTAGAGGGGTAGACAAATGGCACGAAGAAAAAAGAAAAAAAATAAAAGTAGGAACCCCCATGCAAAAGCCTTGACTTCTAAATTATTTCGTGTTAGGGTGGTTCCTAATAAGAAGAAGGATGTTAAACCAGAGGAATGAACATGAAGAAAATTGTCCATATAAATCAACATGTTATAAAGAAGAATGCCAAAACTGGTGAGCGTAAGCCTGTCATAACTGTAAAGACATACAAGAGTAATGACTATGCACATGAAGTTTTTATTGACGGGCCATGTAAAGTAGTGTATAGTCCAGACAAACCGTTGAGTTGTGGTGCAAAGGTATGGATAGAAACGGAGGCCGACATTGAAAGAGTTTGATGAGGTTACAGATAGATTAACAACTGAACTTAACTTTTTAACTGAGGAAGGTAAACAAAGTATAGTAATAGCTGAAGCAGCCTTGAATGCGGCTATGGTTTTTACAATAGCAATAGCCCCAACTCCCTTGTTGGGGATACAGATGATAACAAAAGTATTACATACTGCATTGTGTGTAGTAGCTGAACAATCTTTAGAAGAAGGAAAGTAATATGAAATTATCTATACATGAAGTATCCAACATCAAAACGTCAACTCGTCACTATGAAAACTTAAATGGTTTTACCTGCGTAACTTTAGCTGTGACTTCAAAGGTTGCATATGGTTCTGATGAAACTATAGTAGATGAGATAAGTTTATTCCTTCCGAAAGGAGAAACACTTGAATCAATAATAACAGATCAGACAGAACAGGAGATTGAATAATGGTACTACCTGATTTTCGTAATGAAGATGAAGTAATAACTTTTCTAAATACCGCCGATGATGTTTGGTGTTATCCAATGGTTGAAGAATACATGGAATTAATCCATGTAACTGATGAACCATTAGATATAGAAGAGTTAAATGGCTGGCTTGAAAATGAACTCAAGTCAGCTACCGAAGGCTACGATGAGTGGATTAATAATGAACTCTATTGAAGCCCTTGAAGAAGTACTGGAAGTACTGTCTAACCTGCAACTAAACGGGGAGGTTAGGCTTTACGATAGTGACAAATTGTCACAGTGCATTAAATCCTTACATACTCTACAACTAAACTTAAAGGAAAATGACCATGAATTTATTTGATCATACTAAGATAGACTTTGAAGTAGAAAAGTTTTCTCTATACGAGTCAGCGCCGCCCCTTATGCGTAGCTTGCCAAAAGATATTGGTGTAGGTCTACGCAGGAAGGATAACGGTAAGCCTCTGGCTATCGTGTCTGAAAAGTACGAGCCAGTACAGTACCTTGATGTGACCGTAGGTTTGGAGGAAGCTCTGAAGCAATCGGGTATAGACCTTACTGACGCTAACTTTCAGTCTACTATATACGGTGATGGTGAACAGATGGAATTGACTGCCCGTTTCCCTGCTCATGCTACAACTATAGATAACAGGAACGATGTTATAACACCTGAGTTTAAGTTTAGGACTAGCCATAACAGAACATGGGCTAACAGTGGTATGATGGGCTTCTTTCGATCTTCGTGTTATAATACCTTAGTTAATGGCAACAAGCTGGCTTATGTATATGGTAGGCATGGCAAGAACTTTTCAGTACCATCCTTTGCTGCAAAGATTAAGAATGCAGCAGAATTTATTTCTGGTGATGGCCTGAATGAGATGAAGGTGTGGTATAATAGTGAGGTAGACAGAGATAAAGTAATCAAATTGTTTTCCAATACACTTGCCAAGCGTATGGATAATGTAACGAGAGCGGCAGTACCTAACAAAGTCATGCTCTCCAATCTTATGAAAGTATTTGACGAGGAGACAAGGCACCTTGAGGGTAGAGGTAAGTATGAAGCCTATGGCACACGCACTAAGGGTAATCTATGGACTGCCTACCAAGCTGCTACAAGCTGGTCTACCCACGTAAAGAAAAATAATACTAAACCATTACGTGAGGAGAAGGTACGAAAGATGTTGGCTTCACCGCATTGGAATGAACTCGTTGCTGCATGAGTGATGTAATGAAATTGCTGAGAGATATTTTTCAATCTAATATCTCTCAGTATCATGCCTCAACATCTATAAAAAGACCTAGAAGTGGAGGATAATAAATGACATATATAATTGTACAAGCACTACCTGAGTATGGTTTCGATGGTGTAGACGCAATGCTAGATGAGGAAGCTACTGCTATAAAAACTTTTAAAACAAAGGAAGAGGCAGCTAGATTTCTTTCTTCGGTGGGGATACATGAACTGGAGTTTGGTTTTCAATATGACATAACAATACAAGGATTACATTAATGAGAATAATATTCTTATGTGCGGCTCTAGTATATCTAGTAATTTTTATAATGTTTTCAACAACTAAGGCTAGCGAACTTAATTGTTTAGTTGAAGCAGTATATTATGAAGCTAGATCAGAGCCTATCACAGCACAGTTGGCAGTAGCTAATGTTGTACTTGAGAGAGTGAGAAATGATAAGTTTCCCAACACAATATGTGGAGTAGTACATCAAGGAAGATACAATAAAAAAGGTCAGCCTATCAGACATAAATGCATGTTCTCTTACTGGTGTGATGGTAAGCCAGAGAGAATGAAAGAAATAGAAGCATTAAAAACAGCAATATCTGTGTCGGAAATGGCTATAAATGGAGTGGTAGTAGATATAACAGCAGGTGCTACCCACTACCATGCCACTTATGTACGACCAGATTGGATACATTCTTTTACCTTTATGGAATTAGGTCAGGTAGGTAGACATATATTTTATCTTGACACACGTTATTAATAGTGTATAATATATAACTTAACATGGAGTTTCTTATGAATGAATTAGAAGCACTAAGAAAACAAAACAAACAACTAAGAAAAATAATTGATACTCAAGATAAAGCAATAAAAGAACTAATGAAAGACTTATCAAAAGCTAAACAAGAGGCTGTTACAAGATCACAATGGGTAGAATTATATGACAAAGATATATGATTTTAAACAAAACGCTTTAAGAATAGATGAACATAGGAGAAAAGCATATGGATATTCAAAAGAAATATGGGACATGATGAAAGAAAACGGTTATAATGTTAATGATCCATTAGATATAGATCAATTCTTTGAGGATTTAGGGGAGGGGTGATGGCTAAAAATCTGTGGCAGAAAGAAAGGAACGCATTGTTCCGTGATCTAGTACGCCAATATAGTGAAGAAGGATACGATCAGAAGGAAGCAAAGAAGCTTGCCAGACAGGAGGTGGACGAGATCATGCAAGACAGGGAAGATTTTGTAGACAACCTTTGGTCGGAAACATATCATGACAATTGAACTTATAACACACATGGGTAGCGATCTTACAGTAGTTAATGCTGCAAGGGTAAGTTTCAATAAGGAATCTCAGTGGGATTTTGTACCCTCTCATGGTGAGTGGCCTCGTCTGTCTGCAAAGGATGAGAAGCTAATAAAATATCTGGCAAAACATAATCATTGGACACCCTTCGGACATTGCTTTGCACAATTCAGAATAGAAACACCAATCTTTGTAGCAAGACAGTTAGCAAAACATCAAGTAGGATTGGTCTGGAATGAGATTAGTAGGCGTTACGTAGACTATGAACCCGATCACTGGAAACCTGACCATTGGAGAGCAAGGGCAGAGAATAAAAAGCAGGGATCTAGCAGTGAGAAGGTAGACAATCAAGACAAACTTAGCTATGTTTATGAGGATGCAGTACGTCATGCAAGAGATGCCTATAACTTCCTCTTAAAATCTGGTGTGTGTCCAGAGCAAGCTCGTAGTGTACTCCCTCAGTCTATGAATACTGAGTGGTATTGGTCTGGATCATTGTCTGCCTTTGCTAGGGTGTGTCAACTAAGAATGAGTGACGATGCTCAGATAGAAACCAGGGAAATAGCTACTGCTATAGACGAGGAAATGCAACAACTATTTCCTATATCATGGAGAGCTTTATGTGGAGTATAATTTTAAGGAAAGACTATGGTGAAGTGGTTATTCAGAGTTTTAAAACTAGGAGACAAGCGGAAGAAGAACTCAAGAACAGAGAACTACTCACGCAACATCTTGGAGCCGACAGTACTAAAATTTATTCAATCAAGAGAGGAGGAGTTGTTAAAGGAAATGGATGTACTCTTAGAAATTTACTGTAGTGAAGATAGACAACACCCCACAATATCTTTCAAATCTGCGTGGAGAAAGATGGACAGGGTTGACAAGATCGAATCACTGGTATCAATGGAAAAGGAGATTATGGGTTATAGAAAAGAACTATGTGCAGAATTACTTGACATGAGTAAGGGAAAGTGGTAAAATACAATCACAAATCAAATAGGATTTAACATGCAACAATCAACCAAGATGGGACCATGCCCTAAATGTGGTTCAAGTGATGCTAACGCCATCTATCCTGATGGACATGGGTGGTGCTTTAGTTGTAAAACATTTACACCAACTGGAGAAGATATGGAAACAGAAACAAAAGTTATTCCTATGCAAAAGAAAAACCAAAACAATTATGTGTGGTCTGATATCCCAGATCGAAAGATAACAGTAGATACTTGTAAGAAGTATGGCGTTATGGTTGCCAAAAATAATTCTAACATTAGTGAACATAAATATCCTTACCATGATAAGAACGGTGAGAATATTGCTAATAAATATAGAAAAATACAAGGTAAAGATTTCTGGTCTGAGGGTGCGCTCAGTGAGTGTGGTTTATTTGGTGAGCTTCTGTTTAATCAACCAGGAAAATATATAACAGTTTGTGAAGGCGAGTTAGATGCCATGAGTGTCTTTCAATTAATGGGATCAAAGTATGCTTCAGTATCATTAAAGAACGGCGCTAGTGGTGCATTAAAGAATTGCAAGCAATCTCTTACATATCTAAATAAGTTTGATAATATAGTATTGTGCTTTGATAATGATGCGCCTGGACGTAGTGCAGCTACAGAAGTAGCCAGACTATTTGAACCAAATAAATGTAAGATAGTTACTTTAGAACTTAAAGATGCTAATGAATATCTCAAGACGGGACAGCGTGAGAAGTTTACACAGGCTTGGTGGAATGCAAAGACATATACACCAGCAGGTATAATAAATCTTGCCGACCTTGGCGAAAGTCTTTATGAAGAAACGTATAGTGAAACTTGTTTATATCCTTGGGAAAAACTTAATGAGAAGACCTATGGTATGAGAACGGGTGAGCTTGTTTGCTTCACTAGCGGAGCGGGGATGGGCAAGTCTTCAGCTATGAGAGAGCTAATGCATCACATCCTTCGCAGCACAGAGGATAACATAGGTGTCCTTGCAATGGAAGAGAATGTAAAGAATACCGCATTCAATATCATGTCAGTCGAAGCTGATGCTAGGCTATACATTAGAGAGATACGTAAACAGTTTACCCATGAGCAGCTAAGAGATTGGCAGAACAAGACGGTAGATAGTGGTAGGTTCTTTGCCTTTGATCACTTTGGATCTATCAATAACGATGAGATCCTTGATCGTGTACGATACATGGCAAAGGCTCTTGATTGTAAATGGGTATTCCTTGACCACCTCAGTATTCTTGTTAGTGGTCAGGAGGATAATGGTGATGAGCGTAAGTCTATAGATATTCTAATGACCAAGCTTCGATCTTTAGTGGAGGAAACAGGTATAGGTCTGCTACTAGTGTCACATTTACGTAGGCCAGCAGGGGACAGAGGACATGAGGATGGCAAGGAAGTATCCCTCTCCCATCTTAGGGGGTCAGCAAGTATAGCACATCTTTCTGATAGTGTTATAGCCTTAGAAAGAAACCAACAGGCAGACGATGAGATAGAAGCCAATACTACAACAATAAGAATACTAAAGAATAGGTATACTGGAGATACAGGAGTAGCTTGTTACTTACACTACAATAAAGATACAGGTAGAATGACACAGATTGATAACCCTTTTATGGAGAATGAAGATGACTGAAGTTAGAAAGAAGTTTGATCGAACTTTATATGAGGTTGCTGATACTAAAGCTAAGAATGTTATGATTGATTGGCTGAAGAACCAGGATCATGTTAATATAAATAGTAATGAGACAACTTATTTTGATATTGTTTCAACAGTAGATGAGGGTTTACCACGACACTTATATGAAGTTGAAATAAAATATTCTTGGAGGTCAAACCATTGGCCTACAGATTGGCATGAGATACGTATACCTCATCGTAAACTAAGACTATTAAATAAATGGAAGGATGAGTGTCCAGAAGATCTCTTAACTTTCATAGTATTTAACTATGATTGCACAAGAGCATGGCACATAGACGGCGACACAGTATTAAATTCTGAGGTAAAGGAGGCTTCAAATAAAAACATACGTAAAGGTGAGAAGTTCTTTCATATTAAATACAGTGATGCTTATTGTGTGGATATGACATATGAAAGCAATAGTTGATATAGAAACGGACAAACTAGATGCAACAAAAATACATTGCATAGTAGCACAGAACTACTATACGGGTCAGGTACATCAATGGGTTGGTGAGAACTGTTCAAGATTTAAGGAGTGGTCAAAGCAGGTGGATCAATTTATAATGCATAATGGTCTAAGCTTTGATGCTCCTATCTTGAACCGTCTCATTGGCTCCAGTATAAGACCAAACCAAATCAGAGATACCCTAATTGAATCACAACTGTACAACCCCATTCGTGATGGTGGACACTCATTAGAATCTTGGGGTAAGAGATTAAGTTACAAGAAAATGGAGATAGATAATTTCGATGAATATAATCAAGACATGCTTATCTACTGTATGCGTGATGCGGAACTTACAAGGAAACTTGCTGTTCAACTTGAGGTTGAAGGTAAGAGCTTTAATCCGAAGGCTTACCAATTAGAGAGAGACATTAGAGTTATAATAGACAAGCAACAACAGAATGGATTTGCATTTAATATAATGAAGGGCCAACTACTCTTGGCAAAGCTGGAAGATGAAATGTATGGACTTGAAGAGTGGGCTGACAATACCTTTCCTCCAAGAAAACTACAACTAAAGACAAAGATTAAGGAGATACCATTCAACATCGCAAGCCGTAAGCAGATAGCTGAACGCCTAATGGAATTGGGATGGAAACCTACAAAGTTCACAGACAAAGATAATATTATTGTTAATGAGGAAGTCTTGTCCAAGATTAAGAACATTCCAGAGGCAGAGATGTTTAAAAGATACTTCCTTCTGCAAAAGAGAACAGGACTTCTCAAGTCTTGGATACAGGAGTGTGATGATAGTGAGCGTGTACATGGAAAGGTACTTACCCTTCGTACTGTAACAGGACGCATGGCCCACCATAGTCCTAATATGGCACAGGTTCCGGCAGTTTACAGTCCATATGGTAAGGAGTGTAGAGAACTCTGGACGATATCTAATTCAGAGACACACCAACTAGTAGGTACTGATGCTTCTGGCCTGGAACTGAGGTGTCTTGCCCACTATATGGATGATCCAAAGTTTACTGAGGAAGTTCTTACAGGTGATGTGCATACAGCCAATCAGAAAGCAGCGGGGCTAAAGACTAGAGATCAGGCAAAGACTTTCATCTATGCTTTTCTTTATGGCGCTGGTGCAGCAAAGATAGGTAAGGTTGTTGGCGGGTCTTCATCATCAGGTCAAAAACTTATTAAAAAGTTCTTGACAAACATGCCATCTTTGCGTATACTACGGTCTAACATTCAAGAAGCAGCACAGGAGGGAAACATAAAAGGTCTTGATGGTAGGCGTCTACAGATAAGGTATGAACACGCAGCACTCAACACGCTCTTACAAGGAGCGGGAGCTATTATATGTAAGCAATGGCTGGTAGAGATGGACAAGAAGGTACGAAAGGCTGGACTAGATTCCAAGCTGGTAGCTTCAGTACATGATGAATATCAGTTTGAAGTAGCCAAGCCAGATATAGAAAGGTTCAGTCAGATAACAAAGGATGCCATGCATGAGACACAGAAAGTATTTGATTTCAAATGTAAACTCGACTCCGATTATAAAGTTGGAAATAATTGGGCAGAGACACATTAAAGTAGTTGACATTTGTAGTAAAGTATGTTATAATATGTTTGTTGTTTAGTTAGTAGTAGACAACGAGGAATGATCCTCACTCATGGCCGTAATAGTGCGGCAACATTAAAGGAGAATAGAATGAACGATCCAATTTTTATTACTGGTAAATGCCATTATGCTTCCATAACTGAGCCTAATACTAAGTTTGATCCTGTATGGTCAATCCAGGTTGAGGTAGACGATGCCAATCGCTCCACTATCGAAGGGGCTAATCTTCCCATTAATAATAAGGGAGATGATCGTGGAGATTTTGTTACTATTAAACGTAAAGTAATGCGTAAAGATGGAACCCAAAGGCAACCACCCATTGTTAAAGATTCTGAGAATAATCTTTGGAATGGTAAGTTAATTGCTAATGGTAGTACTGTAAATGTAAAAGCTATTCCATTTAATTGGGAGTACGCTGGTAAGTCGGGTGTATCTGCTGACCTTGCGGCAGTCCAAGTGGTAAACTTTATTGAGTATACTTCTGGAGAAGATTTTGCACCAGTTGAAGGCGGCTACGTGCAGAAAGAAAGTATACCTTTTTCGTAAACCACTGAAAGGAGTGGGGGAGTATTGTTTGCGGTTTCAGTACTCCCCCAAATTTTTATGAAACAAATTGAAACATTAGTAGAAGACATTTATAATTTATTTACTCTTGATCCTATTGATATGAATGAGGAGGAGGTTGATGGACACATAAATACTTTTGGTGAAATGTTGAAGGTTCATATTAAAGACTTCTTATACGACAAACCAAGAGATAGGGGAAACCTGAGACTATCTTCAATAGGTAAACCTGACAGACAGTTATGGTATGATGTTAACAAACCTTTAGTTGATGGTGAGTTAAAACCTTCAACAAGAATTAAATTTCTCTATGGCTACATACTGGAAGAACTATTACTTCTTTGTGCTTCAATAGCGGGACACAAGGTTAGTGATCAACAGAAAGAAGTAAGTGTTGAAGGTGTTAAGGGACACCAAGACTCAATGATTGATGGTGTATTAGTAGATTGTAAGTCTGCCAGTGGTCCTGGTTTTGATAAGTTTAAATATAATAGAGTAGCGGAGGATGATCCCTTTGGTTACATTGCTCAGATCTCTGCCTATGCTGAAGCAAATGGTGTTGATCGTGCTGCATTCCTGGCTATTAATAAATCAACAGGTGAGATATGTCTTTCCCAAGTTCACAAGATGGAAATGATTAATGCTAAAAACAGGATACAACATCTCAAAGGACTTGTTCAGAAGACTAACCTACCTGATAGGTGTTACTCTGATGTGCCTGATGGTAAGTCTGGTAATCATAAGCTTGCTGTTGGTTGTGTTTATTGTGGACATAAGCAGGAGTGTTGGTCGGATGCTAATAATGGTAAGGGTTTACGTGTGTTTAAATATGCAAAAGGTAGGAGATACCTTACAAGAATATCAAAACAACCTGAAGTGGAGGAAGTAATTAACTGGTAATGCATTGGGAGTATAGCAAAGAACCTGATCCTGTAAACAGCTTTGGGTTTGTCTATAGAATTACACACAAGAAAACAAAGAAGGCGTACATAGGATGTAAACAATATTTTATAACACGTAAAAAAAAGAAAGTCGAATCTAACTGGAGAGTTTATACCGGATCTAACAAGCATCTTAATGAGGAGATCAAAAGGTTGGGTCGTAAGCACTTTAGATTTCAAATCATAGGTGAATATAAAAACAAGAGAAGTTTAAGATATTATGAATGTTATTTTCAAATGATCTATCATGTATTAACAGCCAAGCTGGAGGGAACGGATGAACCTGCTTATTATAATAATTATGTAGGTGGTAAGTTTTATAGACCTGTTCAAGATCCACTTGAAGATTGATCAAGAATTAGAATCATTATATGATGCTGCTCAGAAAGACCCCTATAAAAGTCTTTATCTAGCTGTAATTCTACAAGCTATTCTTGATATTACTAAACCAAAAAATACTATGGAGAGTAGTGATTTAAAACTACAAAGAGATCAGGCCCATGCGTGGGTCTTTGCTTCGATAGGAGTAACCTGTGAAAATTTTGAAGATACTTGTGCCTTGGCAGGAGTAGAACCAAGGATGGTGAGAACATTTGCTTTGAACGTAATCAAATCAGGAGATGCTAAGAATGTCAGAAGAAAAATCAACTCGCTCCTCTGAGACAGGAGACAAGTACTATTTAAACAAAATGAAAAAGCTTAGAAAGAGTAATGGTTCTAGTCCAATGGATTATCAAGTGGGTGGACACCACTATAAGGATTGTGGTATTCAACCAGTAGATTATATATTCAAGAACGATCTTGACTATTTTGAAGGGAACGTAGTTAAATACATAACCCGTCATCGTAAGAAGGGGGAGGGGAGGAAGGACGTAGAGAAAGCTATACATTATGCACAGATGATACTCGAACTTTACTATAATAAATAGGGGAACCAAATGTTTAAATCAAACCGCAATCCACAATTTCGATCTAAATTCAGCGAAGACATATTCAATACTAAGTATTCTCATGAGGGTGCTGAAACTTTTCATGAGCTTGCTTGTACTCTGGTCAACGATGTGTGTCAGGATTATCTTCTGAAGGATGACAAGGATGAACTGATTGACCACATATCTAACCTGAGATTTATTCCTGGTGGTAGATACTTATACTATGCAGGAAGGGAAAAGAAATTCTTTAACAACTGTTATCTTCTCAAGGCAGAGTCAGACACAAGAGAAGATTGGGCAAAGCTTTCCTGGGAAGCTGAGTCGTGCCTCATGACAGGTGGTGGCATAGGTGTGGACTATTCTGTTTATAGACAGGAGGGACAAACACTGAAGGGTACAGGAGGTATCAGCAGCGGTCCTATACCTAAGATGCAAATGATAAATGAAATTGGTCGCCATGTAATGCAAGGTGGTTCCAGAAGATCAGCCGTCTATGCCAGCCTTAATTGCAGACACCCAGACATAGATAAATTTCTTATAGCTAAGAATTGGTTTGATATGCCTGTAGGTAGTACAGGTAAAACAATCTTTGATATTAAGCAGGAAGACTTTAACTTTCCTGCACCTCTGGACATGACAAACATATCAGTTAATTATGATACAGAGTGGTTACTTAATTATTGGGAGACAGGAGAAATAGGTGATGTCTTTAGGACTAATGTACGTCAGGCTCTTAGAACTGCTGAACCAGGATTCTCATTCAATTTCTTCGAGAAGGAAAATGAGACATTACGGAACGCTTGCACGGAGGTTACGTCTGAAGATGATAGTGACGTATGCAATCTTGGGAGCCTTAATCTTGCTAGGATTGATGACCTTAACCAGTTGCGGGAAGTCGTCACATTGGCAACAAAGTTTCTATTGTGTGGAACACTCAGAGCGCAACTCCCCTACGAAAAGGTATCTCAGGTTAGAGAAAAGAATAGACGCTTGGGATTGGGGCTTATGGGATTACACGAATGGCTCATACAACGTGGTGGTCGGTATGAAACCACTTCAGAACTGCATAGGTGGCTTAAAGTTTACGAAGCGGAATCTGACAAAACATCCAGAGACTTTGCAACAATACTATCAATTTCAAAACCAGTTGCGGTCAGGGCGGTGGCTCCCACAGGAACAATCGGAATCTTGGGAGGAACTTCTACTGGAATTGAACCCATCTTTGCAGTGGCATACAAAAGAAGATACCTCAAGAATAGACGTTGGCACTACCAGTATGTAGTAGATAGTGCAGCACAGGAAATGATTGATCTGTATGGTATTAAACCACAGAATATAGAGTCTGCCCTAGACCTAGCGTCTGACTATGAGCGTAGGTTGAACTTCCAGGCTAACGTACAGGAGTATGTAGACATGTCCATCTCCAGTACAATCAATCTACCTGCTTGGGGTACGGAAAACAATAATGAAGACAAGGTAGAAGATTTTGCACAGACACTCGCCAAGTATGCTCACAGGCTTAGAGGCTTTACATGCTTCCCTGATGGGTGTAGGGGTGGACAACCTCTCACGGCTGTACCTTATAATGAAGCAATGGAAAAACTTGGTGAAGAATTTGAAGACAACATACAAGCACATGACATTTGTGACATTAGTGGTGCAGGTGGTGTTTGTGGTGTTTAAAAAAAGTTCTTGACATATAGACATTTATAGTGTATAATATATGTATGGTGCCAATAGTGGGCCATGTA